TATTTGATTTAAACGCAAATGATTATTTGGAAGTTTATGTCTTTCAAGGAAGTGGTAGTGCCCAAAACATAGGTGTTGCAAATAGTAGTTATACAGTTAATGCTGTTGGTAGTAACTACTGGAGTGGTTATCTAATCGGATAACTCTAACACACTTTCCTTATAAATACTAAAAAGGAGACTGTGTGAATGGCAAGTATTTCAAATATATTTATAGACCAAGGTGCGACTTTTACAACCACAGTAACAGTAACAGATGCAAATGGTGATGCAGTAAATCTATCTGGTTATTCAGTAGCTGCACAAATTAGAAAAACATTTTTATCATCTACTGCAACCGCTTTTACAGCAACAATCTCAAACGCATCATCTGGTGAAATCACAATATCTTTATCACCAACTCAAACTGCTGCTCTAGAAGCAGGACGGTTCGTTTATGATGTTGTCATAACAGCATCTGGTGGAACAAAGACCAGAGTTGTTGAAGGTCAAGTCACAGTCAATCCAAGTGTAACAAGGTAAACAATTATGTCTGTATCTGGTACAATAAATGATAACGCTGGACTAAATGCTAGTATAGGAAGTGTTTCTCAAGTTTCTGGTTCTGTATCTCAAGGTAATGAGTTAGTCGTAACTAGAGTTGCAGTTCCTGGCCCACAAGGCCCACAAGGTGCAGCTGGTTCTTCAGAAAATAGAATCTTAGTAGCAGCAGACGTAGATGCAACTGGTGTTGCAGATGGAGCTCTACTACAGTTTCGTGCAAGTGACCAAAAATTTGTTGCAAGAAACAACCTAGATACAACTTCTGGAACACTTGTTTTTAATGGTGGTAGTTTTTAAGGGATAGATAAATGGCAACAACAATTCAAATTAAGAGGTCTACTGGTACTTCAGCTCCATCATCATTATCTGCTGGTGAACTTGCAGTAACTTTCGGAACTGGTACTCAGTCAAATTTAGGTGATAGACTTTTTATTGGTGATGGTTCAACTGTAGACGTAATCGGTGGTAAGTTTTTCTCCGATATGTTAGACCATGTTCAAGGTACTCTGACTGCTGGTAGTGCAATTACAGTTGATGGAAATAAAGCAGTTGATGATTTAATCGTAGGAAACAACGCAACAACTGGTGGTTCAATAGAATTAAAAGAGGGTACTAACAACGGTACTCATCATGTACAATTAAAAGCACCAAACTCTCTTGGTGGCAATCTTGCATTAACATTGCCTGGGTCTGATGGTAATAACGGAGAAGTTCTCAAAACAAATGGCTCTGGAACATTATCATTTGGTACACTCGCACATGGAGATTTAACTGGTACTCTTGCAATATCAGCTCTAGAAATAGATGGTGGAACTGATATTGGTGCTGACCTTGCAGATGCAGACTTAATGATTGTTGATGATGGTGCTGGTGGTACAAATAGAAAATCCACTCTTACTAGAATGAAGAAGTATATTTACTCTGCAATATCTAGTGGAGCAACTGTTACAAACTCTGGTGCGTTAACACTCGCAAACACATCTGTAACAAATGCAATGTTGGCTGGTTCAATTGCAAATGCAAAACTTGCTAACAGTTCTATTACAATTGGTTCTGATGCAGTCGCTCTTGGTGCAACACAAACAGACTTAAATGGTATTACATCTCTTGATGTTGACAATATTACAATTGATGGTAATATTATTTCAACAACAAATAGTAACGGTAACTTGGTTTTATCACCAGACGGTACTGGAACAGTTGATGTCGGAAACTCAAGAATTACAACTGTTGCAACTCCAACTGGTTCAACTGATGCAGCTAATAAAGCTTATGTTGATGCACAATTACAAGGTCTTGATGTTAAGAATTCAGTAAGAGTTGCTACAACTGCAAACGGAACTTTATCATCTGCTTTTGCAAATGGACAAACAGTTGACGGTGTTTCTCTTTCTACTGGTGATAGAATACTTTTGAAAAATCAAAGTACTGGTTCAGAGAATGGTATCTATACAGTAAACGCAAGTGGAGCTCCGACTCGTGCAACCGATTTTGACGCAGACTCAGAAGTAACTGGTGGAACATTCTTCTTCGTAGAGGAAGGTACAGTAAACGCAGACAACGGTTTTGTTATGACAAATGACGGAACTGTAACTGTTGGAACTACTGCATTAACATTTACACAATTCTCTGGTGCTGGTCAAGTCACTGCTGGTTCTGCACTTACAAAATCTGGGAATACATTAAATGTTGCAGTTGATGACTCTTCAATAGAAGTAAGTTCAGATGCACTTAGAGTAAAAGCATCTGGTATTACAAATGCAATGTTAGCAGGGTCAATTGACCTAACTGCAAAAGTAACTGGTGCATTACCAGTAGGAAACGGTGGTACTGGTTTAACATCAATCGCAAAAGGTTCAGTCCTAGTCGCAAACTCCGCTAATACATTGTCTGCATTAGACGGTGGTGGTTCTAATGATGGTATCTTGACATATACTGCAAGTTCTGATACTCTAGCATTTGCAACAGCGGTGGACGGTGGAACATTTAGTTAGTAGTCTAGGGAGATTGCCTAATGGCTACAACACCAATAAAACTCAAACGCAGTAACACAATATCAGTCATTCCAGATACCTCTGATTTGATTGAGGGTGAAGTTGCACTTAATACAGTTGATAAAAAACTGTATGTTCGTAATGATAGTAGTACTGTTATTACACTTGCAAATCACTATGCAACTGACTTTGATGTCAACGTAGTTACATTTAAAGTTACTGTTGCAACATCAACTTCTGCACATCCATATCATGGAACTGGTTCTAGTAACAAATACAAAATTAATGGTGTATTTTCTCCTTACATAAAATTAATTCCAAAAAACACATACCGATTTGACCAGAGTGATTCTACTAATTCTGGACATCCACTTCGTTTTTATCTTGATGCTGGTAAATCAACTGCATTTACAACTGGCGTTACAACTAATGGAACGCCTGGCAGTGCTGGTGCATATACTCAAATTATTGTTTCTGATTCTACACCTTCGGTTCTTCATTATCAATGTTCTGCACACGGATATATGGGTTGGGCTGCAACTACCAGTACAAGAAATCTAACTGGTTTTAATACAGATGATTTATCAGAGGGTTCATCTAATCTTTACTACACAACTTCAAGAGTAAACTCTGCAATTGATAGTCGTGTAAATGCATCATTTATTAATAACCTCACAATCGTTGCTGATACTGCAACTGCACTTGCAAATGCAAGAACTATTGGTGGGGTATCATTTGATGGTACTGCAAATATCAACTTGCCTGGGGTAAATGCTTCTGGTAATCAAGATACTTCTGGAAATGCAGCTACTGCTACTGCACTAGAAAATGCAAGAACAATTCATGGTGTGAGTTTTGATGGTACTGCAAATATTGACTTATCTGAAGTAATTCAAGATACAGTTGGTGCAATGTTCTCTAGTAATACAGAGACAAATATTACTGCGACATATCAAGATAGTGATGGAACAATAGACCTTGTTGTTTCTGCGTCTGGTATCGCAAGTGTAGCCGCAGATTCTACTCCTCAACTTGGAGGCGATTTAGATGTTAACGGCAACGCAATTGTTTCTGCATCAAATGGTAATATTGCGATAACACCGAATGGTTCTGGTTCTGTTATTATTGACGGACTTTCTCATCCACAAGCAGATGGTAATGCTGGACAAGTTCTGAAAACAGATGGTTCTGGTCAACTTGCGTTTGCATCTGTAAGTTCACTTGCTGGTGCTGGTATTCAGAACGTATCAGATGATAGTTCGCCACAACTTGGTGGCAACCTAGATGTAGTTACTCACAGTATTGTATCCACATCTAATAGAAATATTACACTTGCACCGAATGGTTCTGGTAAGGTTGTTGTGGGAACAAATGGTATTGAGTTTGGAGATGGAACAACACAAACCTCTGCTGGTGCAACAACTGGTTTTTCAATTGCAATGGCTACTGCACTTGGATAATTATAAATAGAGTAAAGGAAAGATAATATGGCAAGTCCAAATACAAAAGCTGCTCTCAAAGAACATTGTCTTAGAAGTCTTGGTAAGCCTGTAATTGATATTAATGTTGATGATGACCAAGTAGATGATAGAATTGATGATGCATTACAATACTTTGCACAATACCATTATGATGGTGTTGAGAGAATGTATTTAAAACATAAAATAACACAGTCAGAAATAGATAGAGCTGCAACAAACACTTCTGTAACTGCAACTGACACAGCAGATAATAGTATTAGTGCAAGTTGGTTGGAAGGTAATGGATTTATTCCTATTCCAGAAAGTGTATTGTCAGTTGTAAAAGTTTTTGATTTTACAGATAAACACACTGTAAATATGTTTGATGTAAGATACCAATTACGTCTAAATGACTTATATGATTTTAGTAGTGAATCTATTATTCACTATGAAATGACTATGCGACATCTAGATTTCTTAGACCACATTCTTGTTGGAGAAAAACCACTTCGTTTTAACCAACACCAAAATAGATTATATATAGATATGGATTGGTCACAAGATGTGAAAGTTGATGATTTCATTATTATTGAATGTTATCGTAAGTTAGACCCAAATACATACACAGACATTTACAATGATATCTACTTAAAAAGATATACCACTGCATTAATTAAAAGACAATGGGGTGCAAATCTTTCTAAGTTTGAAGGTGTACAAATGTTAGGTGGTGTAACTCTAAATGGTGCAAAACTATTTGAGGAGGCTCAGGCAGACATAGAAAAGTTAGAAGAACAAATTCAACTTGCGTATGAACTACCACCCAACTACATGATAGGATAATTTGATGCCGACAAACGTATATTTCGATACTGGAACAAAACCAGAGCAAACTCTCTATGAAGATTTAATGATAGAGCAGTTGAAGATTTATGGTCAAGATGTTTTCTATATTCCCAGAACTTTAGTCAAAGAAGATGAGCTCTTTGGAGAAGACACTCTTTCTAAGTTTGGAGATGCATATCTTATTGAAATGTACTTTGAAAATGTAGAGGGATATGAAGGTGAAAAAGAAATCATGTCCAAGTTCGGTTTACAAATGAATGAGGATGTTACCTTTGTAGTTGCAAGAAGAAGATTTGAACAATTAGTATCTCACGATTCTAATTTAATTGTGAAGACAAGACCGAATGAAGGTGACTTGGTTTACTTTCCAAAAGTAAAAAAGATATTTGAAATATCTTTTGTAGACCATGATGACCCATTCTATCAAGTCCACAATATTCCAGCTTTTAAATTAAAGTGTAAGACTTTTGAATACAGTGGTGAAGACATTGATACTGGTATCACAGAGATTGATGCAATTGAAACAGACAATTCTCTTGACCAATTAGTATATCAGATTACTATGGAACAGTCAAGTTCTACTACTTACAATGAAGGTTTGGAACTAGAAGATGGAACTGGTAATTTAGAACAAGAAACTGCAACTGGTGGAACTGATAATCTTATCGGCGAAAATGAAACTGGTGGTGACCAGATTGTTCTTGAAACTGGTGACTATATAATACAAGAAGCATATGTAACTGATACGATTGATGAGAACGCAATGAATGACTTCTTTGATACACAAGACGATACTATCATTGATTTTACAGAGTCAAATCCATTTGGTGACATAGGGAAAGTAGGATAATATAATATGTTAGGACAACAATTTTACCATGAAACTATGCGAAAGGTTGTGGTAGCCTTTGGTACTATTTTCAACAATATCAATATTGTCAGAACAAATAGTTCTGGTGCAGTAACACAGAGTATGAAAGTACCTCTTGCATACGGCCCAAAAAATAAGTTCTTGACGAGACTTAGAGAAGACCCAAACCTTAATAAAAAGGTTGCATTGACTTTACCTAGAATTGGTTTTGAGATTTCTGGTATTGCATATGACCCATCTCGTAAACTTAACTCTATTCAGAAGTTTAAGAAAACAAATACTTCTGATGGTGGTAAAACTATGTCATCTCAGTTTATGCCTGTTCCATATAATATGGATTTTGAATTGGTAGTTATGGCAAAACAATCTGATGATGCACTTCAGATTGTAGAACAAATTTTACCTTTCTTCCAACCAGATTACACGATTACACTTAATGATAATTCTACAATGGGAACAACAAGAGATGTTCCAATTATTCTTACTGGAGTAACATATTCAGATGAGTATGAGGGTTCTTATGAAGATAGAAGGGTATTAACATATACATTATCATTTACTGCAAAATTTTATCTGTATGGCCCAGTTACAGACCAGAAAGTTATCAAACAAGTTCAAGTTGACCAGTATACGGATTTACCAGTTAATGCACCAAAGAGAGAACAAAGATATACGGTTACACCAAGTCCAGTAAGTGCAGATGCAGATGATAACTTTGGATTTAACGAGACTACATCTTTCTTTGAAGATGCAAAGAATTTTGACCCAGTGAGTGGTACGGATAAAGAAGACGCATAAATAATAGAAAAGGATTAAGACATGGCAATTAGACAAATCGTTTCTCGTTCTATTAAAGATGGTGAGATTGTAGACGCAGATGTAAACAGTTCTTCGTTTAGTAGTGGTTCTGGTTTCTTTCAAGGAGAGAATGGTTCAACTTCTCAATCATCAAAGAAGGGTGATATCTTTCGTGTGAATGAATCAACATTAAATACCAGTGTGACTATCGCATCTGGTGATAATGCATCATGTGCTGGGCCTTTGACGGTATCAACTTCTGGAACTGTAAACCTTACAGTCAACGGAAATCTGACGATTGTATAGGGGATAAAGAATGGGTTCAACATTAACAGTAGATAATATCGTAGGTGCAACCACAGCTGCAAATGTAAAGATGCCTGCTGGTTCTGTTTTGCAAACAGTATTTGCACAATCTACAGCAGCAGTTTCAACTTCTGTTTCAGACCTTGCATCACCAGTAGATTGTTTGTCTGCTACAATAACACCGAAATATTCATCAAGTAAAATTTTAGTACTTGCAAGTCATATTGTAGGTGGTTCAGCTAATGATATTGGTGTCAATGTATTCTTAAAGAGGGGTGGAACATTACTACCTACAAGTGAAATTGGTGGTGATACTGCTGGATTAATGGTTTATGGAATTGCAAGACCAAATGACCATAGTGCTCATCATTCTTTTCAACATCTAAATTCTCCAAGTACAACAAATGCTACAACATATACAGTTGCAATTGGAAGATATGGTGGAAGTGGTACTGCGAATTATCATATGAATGGTACAAAGGATAA